GCCACGCCACAGCCAAAAGCACAGGCAAACGATGCGGCAATTTGCCGATACCTGGCGGCAAAGTATGCCGCATCCATGGCGGTGCAGCGCCGCAAGTCAAAGCAGCATCAGCCAGACGCGTATTGGAGGCTCTTGTCGGTCCAGCGTTGTTGAAGATGCGCGACATTCTCAACGATCCTGAGACGCCTGCCGCTGTACGCCTGGCCGCGGTGAAAGACATTTTGGATCGGACCGGGTACAAACCTGCACAACAGATCGAGATGCTCACTATCGGCATGGTCGAACTCGAAATCGAACGGCTCGAGAGAGAACTCAGCCTGTGACGTTGGAACGTGTCCACTATCTCCACGATTTGCAGATGGCGAAGCGTGAACGTGCCGCAGCCGGTTCACACATATGGTGGGACGATCCGATACGGTTCATCGGCGACGTCGTGACGTTCCCTGACCTTCCGGATGGCACACCGGGCAGCTTGGCCGACTATCAGGCCGACGAACTGAAACAGCTCGCCATCCACAAGCGTGTCGCTGTGCGGGGTCCGCGTGGCTGCGGCAAGACAATGCCAGCCACACTCGCGTTCTGGTGGTTCGCTTGTACGAGAGAGCTGGCTGGTGTCGATTGGAAGATTCCGACGACGGCTGGCGCGTGGCCGCAAATCAAACTGTATCTGTGGCCCGAAATTTGGAAATGGCGCAATTTGATCGACTGGCAGAAAGTCGGGTTGGATAAGCCGCGTATCGGTGTCGAACTGCTCACCCACGAACTGAAATGGGAACACGGAGGCGCATTCGGACGTGCCACCAACGACCCGGACCTGATCGAAGGGGCGCACGCGTCGAACATGCTTGTCATCATCGACGAAGGCAAAAGTGTGGCAGACGGTGTGTGGGACGCAGTGGAGGGCTTCTTCGCGAACCCTGGCGACCACTACTGCTTCGCACTATCCACACCCGGTGCTGCCACAGGCCGGTTTCACGAGATTCATACACGCAAGCCGGGGTATGAGGACTGGTATCCGATCCACGTCACCCTCGCCGAAGCGTTAGACGCAGGCAGGGTGCCACACAAGTGGGCTGCGGACAGGCTGGCTCAGTGGGGTGAAAAGTCGCAAGTGTACCGATGCCACGTGTTGGGCGAATTCGCCGGCGAACAAGACGGTGTCATACCGATGGCCTGGGTAGAAGCAGCTATCGAACGTGGCCGCGACATCGACATTGCTGCGTGCCGCCCGTACCGTATCGGCGTCGACGTTGCCGACACGGGCACCGATCAGACCGTCTTCGCATACATCGACCACAACACTGTGTACCGGTTGGAGAAGATCGGTTCGGGCGATGTGGTGGATCATGCCGACAAGCTCGCCACCCGCACGGTGAAAGGCACTCGAGTAATGATTGATTCGATCGGTGTCGGTGCAGGCACTTTGGCCGCAGCCAACAAGCTCGATTTGAACGCTACAGGGTTTGTCGCATCTGCCGGCACGAAACGTAGAGACGCAACCGGCACATTCGGGTTCGCAAACTGTGTAACCGGCGATACAAGGATCACGCCGATAGGTGACCTACGGCGCATCTACCGGATGCGGTACGATGGTCCGCTGTACCGTATCAAGATGGCCTCTGGCGACGAGTTCACCGTCACCCCGAACCACAACGTATTCACGCTCAGCGGATGGGTTCCTGTCCATACACTCAACATTGGCGACAAGCTCGCTGATACCAGCATCAGTGACACCCCCGTGGGTCCACAGATAGGCGACATGCCACCCACAATCGGCGAGGTCTACAGTTCTACCCAGCAACCAACATCTCCTATCGGCGTTGTAGTAAGCAGTAGAGAGCGGGTAGACGGGCGAAGCGTGGATTTCCACGGCGACCGTCCCGTGGGTGACGTCGACGTTGTAACGCTGCACCGCGACCTGGACACCGTCCACCCATCCTTCAGGGAATCGAACGATGATGTCAGGCTCATCCGGTTCCTGATGGCTACGGGTGCGTTCCCGCGTCTTGGCTGCACGCGCCAGAATCTCGATGTTGTATGGGACAAACTTCGGCGCAGCGAGCGGCATGTCCCACTCACGTGGGCGCACTCTTGCACGCAGGTCTGTGGTAGGTGTCTGTCTAGCAAGCAACCGGTTCGATTCGGCGTTAGTTCGGAGCGTCATATCAGCAGCCGTCAAGTATTGGGTAATACGCCGTTCATTAGCTCCGTAGGATTTGGCGAGCCGTTTGATGGATTCCCCACTCTTGTATCGGTCGACGAGCTCACCGATGTCGCTCACATATTCGGGTATCAGCAGGTCGATACTCTCGCGTTTAGTCCTGAGCGTTACACCACCTTCGCGCAGTACACGGCGAACCACGTACCGGTCGACACCGAGCCGTCTCGCTGCGGAATGGATGGATTCACCGGCGAGATATCTGTTGACGAGGTCGTCAGTATCGAGGTCGTATCGTCCGACCATAATGATCCTTTCGTCTACACGATGGAGACTTCTACGGGTGTTTACCGTACCGACAGCGTAGCACATCGGAACTGTCGGGCGGCGGCGTGGTGGAATTTGCGTGAACGTCTCGACCCCGACCTCGGCGACGACATTAGCCTTCCTGACGATGCGGAACTGTTGGGCGATTTGACTGCTCCGACGTGGCGCGAAGCTGCAGGCGGTAAGATTGTGATCGAGTCGAAAGACGACATCCGAAAGAGGCTCGGCAGGTCGACGGATGTTGGTGATGCGGTGGTGATGGGCATGTGGCAAGAAGTGGGTGTCAGTATCGGTTCCGATTGGGTTGGCAACATCGAAGTATGACCACACGCAAACGGGGCTGCGAGTGTTACGCTACTCGCGATGACTGACAACGTACGTGCTATCACTCCTACTCCAGACGACTTGCATATGGAAATGGGTGTGTCCACGTCGCAGCATGTCGCATCGACCCTGTACGAAGACTTCCTCCCTGAACTGCGAGGCAGGCAGGCGTTGAGGACGTGGCGGGAAATGTCGTCGAACGACGCCACCGTCGCCGCCTACCTGTTCGCCATCTCAATGCTCGTCCGTGAAGTTGATTGGCGTGTCGAACCCGCAGACAAGTCTACGGCGGCGCAGCAGACAGCAGACTGGCTGGCCGAGCAGATCGACGGGCTGGCACATCCAATGTCGGACACTGTCGGAGAAGCATTCACGTCGTTGCAGTACGGGTTTTCGTTCCACGAAATCGTCTACCAGATGGCAGGCGGCCGGGTGGGTTGGGAACGGTTCGCACACCGACCCCAAGACACCCTCATACGGTGGAAGCTGGACGACCATCTGCGACCGACAGCGTTCGTGCAGGCGGCACCGTCCGGCGGCACAGTGACTATTCCGACCGGTGTGAAAGGTCTCCTGTATCGGATGGACACCACCACCCCATCCGGGACACCAATCCTCAGGGGTGCTTACCGGTCGTGGATGTTGAAGAAGCGGGCTGAAGAATATTTGATGATCGGCATGTCGCGTATGCTCAACGGCTTGCCGAAAGCCACCCTCCCCGCACATGTTCTCCAGGCCGGGCCTGGCGACCCGATTTACGATGCGTTCAAAAAGTTGGTGACGCGGGTGAAACGTGACGAGCAGATGGGGATCCTGATACCGTCCGACACCGACGAAAACGGCACCCCCCTGTATACGTTTGATTTGGTGTCGCCGTCGGGGAATCCGCAGTTTGAGCAGATTGTGAAAGTGATTCGCATGTTCGCCTCCGACATGACAGCCACCGTTTTGGCCCAGTTCATGGGTTTGGGCCGTGATAGTGTCGGCAGTCGGGCGTTGGCTGAACCGCAGCAGGAACTTTTCCAAACGGCTTTGTCGGCGCAGATGGACATGCTTCAAGACGCACTGAACCGTCAGGTTGTCCGTGCCCTGTTCGACTTGAACCCTGGCATGTCAGGTCCGACGCCGAGGCTTGTGCATGGCGAGTTGAAAGACGTCGACATGACCGGACTCGCCGAGCTGATGTTGAAGACTGCGCAGGCCGGCGCGGTGTGGTTCACCGGCGACCCGGACGATCCGGCGATGGCACAGTTGAAAGATTTGGCAGGTTTCGACGCTGACACGCACATCGAATAGGAGACACACATATGGCCGGCAACTTTTTACAAGCATTCCAGCAGGACGTGTTGGAGCGGGCGTTCGGCAAATACTCAACCGTTGAACTCACAGCGTCGACGTTGTGGCTGCACTTGTACGCCACCACTTTGAATGACGCGGCGACGCCTGCCACTACTGGGCGGTGTCCGGGTGCGAATTACAATCCGTTGAACGTTGTGAATACGACGGCTCAGTGGACTGCACCCACCGCCGCGACAACCAGCAAGACGCAGAACAAGGCGACGTTGACGTTCACCACGTCGGCTAGTACGGGTTGGGGTACGGTCAAGTCGCTGATGGTCACATCGTCGTCTGGTACGGGCGGTGTCGGATATGCGTGGGGCGACTTGTCGACTGCGCAGACTATCGCGTCTGGGAATACGGTGCGTCTGTCAACGGGCACTGTCGTCGTCGGCCTGTCATAAACAGCCGAACCCGGGTTTCAGCGTATGGCTATCGTAGATTGGTTACTGAGCAGCGCAACGTTTCTAAACGGCAGGTCAACAATTCAAGTGTTGGTGTCTGTCGACAGCACCGACATTGACAGGGCCGGGCATCTCGCTGCCGATGCTGCCTTTTTGAGCCCTATCCGAGTCGTCACTTCTGGCCGTATCGTCGGGGTAGTGTCCGGTCGGAAACGGTCAGAGACGACTTTGCGCACCTCGAGGTTCGCTGTTGAGGAGGGGACTCGTACGTTGCGGTGGGATGTGGCTAGGCATAGTGACATTGATTTACGGTTAGAGGCGACAGAAGGGTAGGAATTCATCA